GAAATCACTGGTTGACTGGAGTTCAGACGTGTGCTCTTCCGATCTGAGTGCCGCCAATGCCGGCGCCGATGCCCTGCTGGTCGACGAAATGCTGGCCAGCATGAACCGCAGCGCCGAGAAGGGCGGTTCGGTGTCGCTGCTGGCTGAGCGTGATTTCGACGCGCCAAGCCGCGTCAGCCTGAGCGAGGACGGCAGCGGTAACCCGGTACTCTACCTGGGCTCCGACCTGGACCGCGCCTGGTCGGGTGTAGGTCGCGCCCTGGAGCAGGGTGGCCAGTGGCGTGTCGAGGACATCAACCGCAGCCTGGGCCTGTACTACATCAACCTGTCGGAAAAGCCTGAAGACAAGCAGAACCAGCCGGGCTTCTTCGGCCGCCTGTTCGGCAGCGAGCCCACCAAGGAAGAGCGTGAAGCCCGTGCCGAGCGCTACCAGGTGCGCCTGAGCAAGGTGGGTGAAAGCGTGCAGGTCACCGTCGAGAAAAACATCAACACCGTGGCGCCGCCCGATGTCGCCCGCCGCGTGCTGAGCGCCATTCAGGACCACCTGGGCTAAGTGCGCTTCGCGGTACTCGGAAGCGGCAGCCAAGGGAACGGCACGCTGATCGCCAGTGGTGACACGTTCATCCTGGTCGATTGCGGCTTTTCCCTGCGCGAAACCGAGCGGCGCCTGGCGCTGCTCGGGGTTTCGCCGGCGCAACTCAGTGCTGTGCTGGTCACCCACGAACATGCCGACCACGTGCATGGGGTCGGCTTGCTGTCACGGCGCTACAATGTACCGGTCTACCTCAGCCAAGGCACCCTGCGCGGCATGCGCAAGCCGGTGGAGGTGGCCGGTTTTCTGGCCTGTGGCCAAAGCCTGCATATCGGCAGCCTGCAAGTGAACGCCGCGCGGGTAGAGCACGACGCCTACGAGCCCTTGCAGTATGTGGTCAGTGACGGCAAGCGCCGTTTTGGCATGCTCACCGACCTGGGCTCGTACGACGCGCTGCTGCTGGAACGCTACCAAGGCCTGGATGCACTGCTGATCGAGGCCAACCACTGCCGCGACCTGCTGGCGCGCGGTCACTACCCGGCGTTCTTGAAGCGGCGGGTAGGGGGCATGCAAGGGCATTTGAACAATCACCAGGCCGCGCGCCTGGTGCACGAGTTGGGCTGGAACAACCTGCAGCACCTGGTGCTGGCCCACCTCAGCAGCAAGAACAACCTGCCACATCTGGCGCGCCAGTGCTTCGTCGACACCCTCGGGTGCGACCCGGACTGGCTCCAGGTGGCGAATCAGGAACACGGGCTCGACTGGCGCGAAATCGCCTAGCCCAACACCTCAAGCAAGCGGAGCCCAATCATGGAAAAACGCGACGAACTCTACCGCGGCAAGGCCAAATCGGTTTACAAGACCGATGACGCCGACCGCTTGATCCTGCTGTTCCGTAACGACACGTCGGCGTTCGACGGCAAGCGCATCGAACAGCTCGACCGTAAAGGCATGGTGAACAACAAGTTCAACGCCTTCATCATGCAAAAGCTGGAAGAAGCCGGCGTGCCGACCCAGTTCGACAAGCTGCTGGGCGACAACGAATGCCTGGTCAAGAAGCTGGACATGATCCCGGTCGAATGCGTAGTGCGTAACTACGCGGCCGGCAGCCTGGTCAAGCGCCTGGGCGTTGAAGAAGGCATCAAGCTGGAGCCGTCCACCTTCGAGCTGTTCCTGAAAAACGACGAGAAGGGCGACCCGTTCATCAACGAGTCCCACGTTGTCGCGTTCGGCTGGGGCACCGCCGAGCAGTTGGCAGAAATGAAAAAGCTGTCGTTGAAGGTCAACGAAGTGCTGAGCAAGCTGTTCGATGACGCCGGCCTGCTGCTGGTCGACTTCAAGCTGGAGTTCGGCGTATTCCACGGCCAGATCGTGCTGGGTGACGAGTTCAGCCCAGACGGTTGCCGCCTGTGGGACAAAGAAACCCGCAAGAAGATGGACAAGGACCGCTTCCGCCAGGGCCTGGGCGACGTGATCGAAGCCTACGAAGAGGTTGCCAAGCGCCTGGGCGTACCGCTGTAAGCGGTGCGTTCACGCAAGCGCCTGATACCACGCGATTTTTTTTAAAAAAAGGTTTGCGTTTTAAAAGAACGCTGGTATGATGCGCGGCATTGGAGAGATGCCGGAGTGGTCGAACGGGACGGATTCGAAATCCGTTGTACTGGCAACAGTACCTAGGGTTCAAATCCCTATCTCTCCGCCATATTAAAGGCCCCGAGCGCTGTATAGCCCTCGGGGCTTTTTTCATTTGGGGGAATTTTGGGGGAATGGGGGAGCGTGTATTTCCCCTAGGCGTTCGCTATCATTTCCCCCATGGCCTACTACGAAAAGCGCGGGGACGCCTGGCGCGCCCAGATCCGCCGCAAAGGATATCCAACCCTTTCCGCCACCTTTGACACCAAGGCAGAAGCCCAGCGATGGGCCGCCGAGATCGAAGGCGATATGTCGCGCGCTCGATTCGTCGACATGCGCGAAGCCGAGAGCACCACGCTCGCCGAGGCCCTGGACCGCTACCTGTCAGAAGTCACGTCCACCAAGAAGGGCGCCAAGCAGGAACAGGTTCGCATCAAGAAGTGGAAAGAGCACAAGCTGGCCAGCAAGGGGCTCGCCGCGATCCGCTCGAGCGACATGGCAGCGTATCGCGATGCTGAACTGAGGCAAGGGAAGTCTACGGCAACAGTACGCCTCAACCTGGCGGTGATCAGCCATCTCTACACCGTGGCCACCAAGGAATGGGGTATCGAGGGACTGACCAATCCGTGCCGAGCTATACGGATGCCCAAGGGCAGCAAGGAAAGGGATCGGCGCCCGACGCCGGCAGAGCTCGCCGCACTGTACAAGGCAGCCGGCCAGATGAATGCCCAGCTTCCGGTGTTCATTGAGCTGGCGGTGGAGACGGCGATGCGCCGGTCTGAGCTGTTGATGCTGCGCCGTGACCAGGTGCGCGGCAAAGTGGCCTATTTGGAAGACACCAAGAACGGTGAGCGGCGCGCCGTGCCATTGTCATCCCGGGCGATCGCTCTGTTGGAGGGCTTGCCCACGCCGATCGGTGGCGGCCGGTACTTCAACCTGGCACTCAACACGATCAGCAACTACTTCCCCCGGGCCTGCGTGGCCGCCGGAATCGAAGGCCTACGCCTTCACGACCTCCGCCATGAGGCGACCAGTCGTTTCTTCGAGCGCGGCTTCACGATGATGGAGGTCGCGAGTATCACCGGTCACAAGACCCTGGCGATGCTCAAGCGCTACACACACCTCAGCCCGCAGGACCTCGCCGAGAAACTCGGCTAGGCAGCGGCTTACATTCTCCACAGGTTACTCATCCTGCGTCTCTTGAAAAAAATGACGCCATAGCGTAAAAACCCCCGCTAAGCTTAGTTTTTGCGGAAAATCCGCAAAAATAGCCAGTTTGAGAGGGTAGGGAGCAAAATGCTCATCGAGTTCAGCGTCACCAACTTCAAGTCCATCCGTGAGCGTCAAACGCTTAGCATGGTCGCTTCCAACTACTATAAGGAGTTAGTAGATGAAAATACATTTGAAGTTGAGTCCGAGGAGAGTTTTCCTCGGTTGCTGAAAAGTGCTGTTATCTATGGGCCTAACGCTTCGGGAAAATCGACGCTAGTCGAGGCTATGGAATTTGTTGATAACTTCGTATGCACATCCTCCAATGAAAGTCAGTCTGGCGATAGAGTGGCGGTGGTACCATTCAAGCTATCTGCTGAAACTAGAAATGGTGATTCCCAATTTGATGTAGCATTTTTTGAGGAAGGCGTGCGCTTCGAGTTTGGGTTTTGTGCTAACTCAGAACGTGTGACCGCCGAATGGCTGTATGCCTACCCCAAAGGAAGGGCTCAGCGAATGTACACTCGTTACTACAATGATGATGTGGACTCTTATCATTATGTATGGGGGAAGAATTTTCTCGGAGGAAGACGTCGTACCGACTGGAAAAATAGCACTAGACCGAATGCTCTTTTCCTGTCCACCGCTGTGCAGCTTAATTGCGAGCAATTGCAGGCGCCTTTTAACTGGTTTAAAAGTCGGATTGCTACTCTTGACCCGAGTGTTCTTTCTGCAAGTTATACAATGAAACACTTCGAGGAAAGAAAATCAGCGATTTTGGAGTTTCTTTCTGCGGCAGATTTATTTATTGCAGATATTAAGATTGATAAAATCAAATTTGATCCTGCATTGGTCCCCTCAGATATGCCGCCAGGGCTCAAAGAGGAGGTCATCAAAAATATGTCTGGGAAAGAATTCGCGGAGGCAAAATTTTACTTAAAATCTGTTGATGATGGAGAGTTGATTGAATTCGCTGACGACGAAATCTCTGCGGGTACAAAAGCGTTGTTCAACTTCTCAGGGCCTTGGATTGATGTGGTAAGTCGGTCCCGGGTGCTTTTTGTCGATGAGTTAGATAGCAGCCTGCATCCGCTTGTAGTTCATCAGCTAATCCGCATCCTTCACAATTCCGGCAGACCTGTTCAGATGGTGTTCACTACCCATGATACTTCCATTCTTGGGCACAAAGGAATCTTGCGCCGCGATCAAGTATGGATGATCGAAAAAAGTGATCAACAAGCGAGCATTTTAACACCGTTGTCAGATTACTCCGTACGTGATGACGAAGCCTTGGAGAAGGGATATCTTGGTGGTCGTTATGGTGGAATTCCATTTGTAAAGGATCTATCAATTGGGAACTGATAATCTTCATCATAAGCGTAGAGCGAAGTCTTACGAGCGGAAGCTAGGCAAAAAGCCTCCGGGAATGAGGTTGTTGATTGTTTGTGAGGGCTCTAAGACGGAGCCCCACTATTTTACTGAGCTTAGGCATGATCAGCGTTTGAAAACTGCAAATATCCGGATTTGCGGTAAAGAGTGTGGGTCTGATCCTGTCTCTGTTGTCAAATACGCTGAAAAAATATTTGATGATGAGGCAGGCGCTTACGACAGGGTTTATTGTGTAATGGACACTGATACTCACGCTAATTTAGAGCGTGCGTTAAAGTTGATAGAGATGCGAGGAAACCCGTTCATAGCCATTGTCTCATCGCCGTGTTTCGAGTTTTGGCTTATGTTGCATCATCTCCTGCACCAGACCTCCTTCCGTGCCACCTCTACCAAATCTATTGGCGAAGTCGTCGAAAGCGCGTTGCGCAAGCTAGACAAAGCTTACACGAAAGGCAAGCCCGGGGTTTGGGCCAGATATAAAGATAAGCTGACAACGGCTATAGATAACTCTAAAAGAGTTCATAAAGTCGCGAAAGCTACCGGCAACACCAATCCGTCTACTGAGGTGCACGTAGTCGTTGAAGCGATGATGACCCTGAAGGCGTGATCAGGCGGCGTGGAGCGAAGGGGGTACCTTTCGCTTGCGCCCCGCCTTCTGCTTTTTGTGGTCTCCATCTCGAAACTCGCGCAGGAATCTGCGCACGTCCTCTTTCAGCCAGCAATGCCGGTTGCCCATCTTGAAGCTCTTGGGCAGCCACGGTACGCCGCGGCGAATCCCCTCCCTGATTGACGCCTCGGTGCGGCCCAGCAGCTTGGCCAGGCCCTCGACCGTCAGCACCTCTGTCTCTTCGCTCATACCTTGCTCCCGACCTGACGCGCCAGATTCTGGTTGTCACGCTGATCTGTCACGTCAGTCGTCTTCAGTTCATTGATCACTGATTCGATGCCAGCCACATAGCTGCCAGGCCGGCCTGCCGTTGCTCCGACCAATCGCTCTGCTACTACCTCTACCGGCGACCCCCGCAGCGAGGCGACCAGGTCAACGGCCCAGCGCCTCGCCTCCAAGTACATGAGCCGGTTGATTGGCCCGGTTGCAGGCATTGATACCCCTGAGGCCCTGATGCCTTGGTCCACGGCATGCGGAGCCGGTACTTTCGCGGCCGATCGCGACACGACCGAGTTGACCCGGCCGCGGCCCCGCTTGAGCCCCATCGACTCGATGATTTCCATCGCTGCCTGGCTCACATCCCGCTTGCTCATGAGCACCCCCGGAAATGGTCCGCCAGCACTCGGCGCCCGTCCAGGCCGCAGGCGGCGGACAGGTCGAGGACCTGCCCAAAGGTTGTTTCACGGTGCTGCAGGGCATCCCATAGCAGCAGGAGCAGGCCGGTCTGGCTCATGGCTGCTCCTCCGGCTTTGGCTCCTTGTCGCGATCAAGGAGTTTGTCGATGCGGGCAATCAGCCTGTCGCGGAAATTGTCATTTCCCTGATAGTCATTGATGAAGGCGATTGCCTCCCTGAGCAGCACGTCGGCCTCTGCCAGTTGCGCCTCGCGCTCTGCGAGCTTGGACGGCAGGTCGACCTGAGCGGATGCAGTAGAGGGCAGGTTGCCGCCCTCGACTCGAATGCGCTCGAAGATCTCTTGGCGATGCACGGCGACGCCTGCAGGGGCTTCCACCCCGATACGCGTTTGCATGCCTTTTACGCCCAGAATGGTCACAGCAATGTCGTTGTTGATGCGGATGGTCTCGCCAACACGACGGGTCAAAATCAACATGGTCAAACTCCTTGTAGGTGAGGGCGGCGAGCGCCGCCCTTCAGTTCACTGCGTTGTGCGCAGTTCGTTGCGTGGTACCCAGCCGCCGGTGGTTTTCACCATGCAGCCGACGTAGGGCGCGAACTTGGTTTGCCGCTCTGTCTGGTAGCCGTACCATTGGCACGACCCCCAGTTCACTGCGGCGGTGATTGCGAGCGCGGACAGGGCGAGCCCCGTAACCGCGCCCAGGCCAATGTGCTTTCGTTTCACGCCTCGATCCCGAAGTCTTTCGGGCGAAGGCCCAACTGCACGCCTACTTCGGCCAGGACCTTCAACTCTTCTGGGCTGATGTTCCCGTCACCTTCGGCAACGGTGATCATGTTCACGAACACCTCTTCAGCATCGAGGGGGTTGTTCTTGATGTCCGCGATCTCGCGCATGATGTTCATGCGCCCCAAGCGGAACCCGGCCTGCAGCTGCTCGGTGAACAGATTCACAGTGGCGGTGATTTCCTGACCGAAGTGCTCGAGGTTTTTGTTGGCGCGGATCTGAATGTCGATCTGCGCTGCCTCGTTCTTGCTGATCTCGCCATCAGCTGCAGCGACCAGCAGGCAGCCCCCTACGATGGCCTGCATCAGGTCACGGTTTTCTAGCTTCTTGACTGCACGCTTGGCGCCGAACAGTTTCTTTCCAATACCGAACATGGGTCTTTCCTCTTGGGTTGGTGGAGCTTTCTTCAGGCAAGCCGGTGGCCTGCCGCGTTTGTTGGCTTTCGCAAAAATTAGGGTTGGCTCAGGTCAGGCGGGCAGCGTTACGCCACCACCAGGTCGCACTCTGCGCGCCGGGTTGCTACACGGGTTTCTATCTTCCGCTCGCCGCTGTTTCCGCCACGACGAACACGCATTGCCTGGTCGTCTCCGATGATGCAGTGGATGGCCATGATCAGCGCCAGTGCGGTTACGGCCGGACTGATGACGCCACGCTTGAATGCCTCAGCCACCAGCGCAGCGCGACGGGTGACACCCCATTTCGTGCCGAGGGCGATCAGGCGCTTCTTGACACCGTCCTCGCTGATTCCCAGTGCCCGAGCAGCTTCTTTGCCCGAAGCGCCGCCAGCGATGGCCAACAAGCACTCCAGCTCACGCGGTGCTGCTCCGCAGCCGAGTAGTCCTGTAAATCCAGACAGGGTGATGGTGTTCGTAGTCATTTCGGCTGCTCCATGCAGGGTGGCAATGAGCAGAAGATACTAGCGGTTATATTATTTGGTCAATACCATTGGTTATAAATTTGTCTAGGGCCAAAAAAAGCCCGCTATTGCGGGCCATTTGCTTATGGGGAAAGGTTTCAGAGCCTCAGCATGGCTCGAACCACGACGCCAATGATCTTGCAGTTTCCATTCACCTGGAGCATCGGGTAATCGGGGTTGAGAGGCTTCAGGAATCTGCGGCCGGCGTCTTCGATCAGCTTCTTGAATGTTGCTTCATTGCTGTCGGTCAGTTTCGCAACTACGAGCTTGCCCGAGCAGGCGTCAGCATCAGTGTCCACCAGAATCATCATCCCCTCTGGAATGCTGACACCGCTCGGCGCAGTCATTGAGTCGCCCTTGACCTCGAGCCAGAACGCAGCGCCTTTGGCTTCGTAATCCGAAACCTCATACCTGTCAGAGAATCCGGGCGGGAAAGGTTCAACGGCCTCGGCCCAATCGCCAGCTGCTACCCAGCTGATTACCGGGTAGCGATAAGACATGGATGGCTGAGCCGTGAGCTTGATATTGCTGTCTTCCGCAGATGCGACTTCACCGATACGAGCCGCCTCGGTGGTGTACGCGATTTCCTTCGCTAGGCGAGGGCTGAAATGGGATACCGGCACTTCAAGCATCTTGGCAAAGACTGCGGCCGTGCGAGCGTTAAGAGGGTTGTACCCGTTCAGGTAGTGGCTAACCGCTGCTTGACTGATCTCAAGCTCGGTCGCTATCGCGCCCTGGGTGACTTTTCGGTTTTTCCGGGAGAGGAACGTCTCTTTGAGCTTGGCGCACTCTTCAGCTTGTTCTGGGGTAAGGGCTCGTTTTTTCATGTGTTCATCCTAGAACTGATGGTTATTTAGGTCAAAAACCACAGGTGTGGACTTTTTTACTACCGGCGGTTATCTTTCGTGCCATAAGCCGTTTTCGGGTGAGTCCATGACACCAGTTCAGTTGGCGGAATTCGTTGGTCAGCATGGCCAGGAAGAAGCCGCAAAGAAGCTTGGCACCAGCCAGGCCGCTATCAGCAAAGCCATCAGGAGTGGCCGGCAAATTCTAGTTCGTGCCAGGGCTGGCGGACGCCTTGAGGCGTTTGAGCTCAAGTCGTTCCCGTGCAGCGGTGCCCTCGACAGACCGCGCGCCGACCTTGAGCTAATTATGTCGTCAATCGTCGGACTTGCAGAGCCAACTGAAGTGGCTGTTCAAACATCCAGTACCGGGGAGGTCCAGTGATGAGGGCCTGCCCATCCCTGTTTTTGCTGTCTGGCTGACTTTTTACCAGGCAATAAAAAGCCCGCTTCGCAGGCGGGCCCTTTAACCAGTCCCTTGCAGGGGACCTTCTTGAATCTTCGTCACTTGGAGACGATTTCATGCACCCAAAAAATACCACCGCCGAAACTCCAAATCAACATCCGCCATCTTCAGGTGGTGCTTGCCAGCCTGACGGCGGTCTTGCCGCGATCTTCACCAAAGACCAGCGCGCAGTCGTCGTCGGACTGCTGATCGCCGAGCGAAACCATGCCAGTCGTTGGTGGACCTACCTTTCAGAGATGCGCCTCCACGGCCAGTTGCCGGGCTGGGTGGCGGATCAGGAGGTCGGTCGCCATGTGGATTACGATCGTTGGATCGGTGATTGCCAGGCTACCAATCACGAATTGTTCGGCTTTGAAGGTCACCTCAACAACTACGGTGGTGCCTGTTTGTCGATTATCGATCTCGAAGGGGGCGCGCCACAAAAATCTACCTTTCCAGTCCGTGGCGCGGGAGGTGATGCATGCTAACTGTGCGCACCCAACTGATGCCGATCTCGGTTGCCGGTGAGATCGTCCAGGACGTAACCCTCACCGCCGCCGAAATCGCACGCTTCAACGAAGCCCGCGAGTCATTCAGGTTGATCAAAGCTTTGTACTGGGCGCATGTCGTGCCGGCGCTCGGCGGATTCGACAATCCTGTAACTGGCGAGCTTGAACGCCTTTTTGAGCGAGTCGTCTTCGACACGCGAAACTTTATGTGGCCTCACCGCAACCAGGCCGCCTTCCATGATGCAAAAGATGTGGGAGGTGCTGCATGAACCTGATCACCTCCGAAGCGATCACCATGTCCTCGCAGGAGATTGCTGACCTTGTCGGCTCTCGGCATGACAGCGTGAAACGCACCATAGAAAGACTCGCCGAGAAGAGCACTATTTCCCAGCCACCGTTGGTGGCTGGACCGCGCTCTGGCAATGGAGTTGTGGTGCAAGAGTACCTGGTGAACAAGCGCGATAGCTTCGTCGTGGTAGCCCAGCTCTCCCCAGAGTTCACGGCAGCCCTTGTCGATCGCTGGCAAGAACTGGAGCAGCAAGCCGCCCGCCCGATGACCCAGGCGGAGCTGATCGCGGCCAGTGCAAACCACCTGGTGGCGATCGAGCGCAAGCAGGCGGAGCAGCAGCAGGCTCTGGCGCAGGTAGAAGACCGTACCAGCCGGCTGGAGCAGGTCCGCTATCTCGACTCCGTGCCCAGCGGTTTCGAGACCATCACCACGATCCGCGACCGTATCAACAATCGCCATGGTCTGCCGGCCTGGGTGGTAAACGCAGTGATGCGTGAGGTTTCGGGCGCTCCGCTGCCGTTCGCCATGGTGCGCAGCCGCCATTCCGAAGAAGGGGGGCAGCCGTTCGCGATCTGGCCCAAGCCGGCCATTACGCGCCGATTTGACCAGTTCGTGGAGCAATGCGCGTACGTCACACCCGAGCGTGCAACCCACCCCGAGATCCCACAAGGGCGATTCAAGATCAACCCGAGGGCGCCGCAATGACCGACAACGTGGTTCCTCTGTTTGGCCGGAAGGCCACCGATCCGGTGGTGATCAACGAGGCGTATTTCGAACCATTGACCAACGACCAGCTCGCGTACCGGGCCTGGAACCACTGCGACCTGGCTGAGGAAATCTTCTTCTCGGATGAGGCAGAGGAAGACTCCCTGCGCGAAGCCAAGTTTGAAGTGCTCATGGCTCAGTGGGCTTTGCGGGTGCTGGTTCGGCGACTAACCGGGTTCCCTGCACTTGAGCTCCGGGAGCAGGTGAATAAGGCATTTCTTGAACGGCTTGCAATCGATCCGGCCGGACTGGCTGCAGCGACTGAGCCCAGAGCCGGCGAATCGTTGGTGATGGGCCCATGGCCCAGTTACGCCGGGGCTCGACATTTGCCTGAGCGCGAGCGTTGGGTGGTTTACAGCACGGCCAAAGCATATCGGGCCGCAATGGAAGAGCAGGGCATCACCATGGCCGAACCCTACGACCAGTTTGTCCAGCGGGTTACCGCTGAGTTGGAGATCTGAACCCATGAGCATGGAATTGATGGTCAAGGCCATGAAGACCAAGGTCGGCAACCCGCTGCGCAAGTTGGTGCTGATCAAACTGGCGGACAACGCCAGCGACCAGGGCGAGTGCTGGCCCTCTTACCAGCATATTGCCGATCAATGCGAGATCGGTCGATCGACCGTAAAGCTGCACATCAGGGAACTGGAGAAGGCGGGTTTTCTTCGCAGGGAATACCGCCGAAAAGGCGAACTGAATCAATCAAATGTTTTTCACTTGTCGATAGGTGGTGGGGCAGATCCTGCCCTAGGGGGTGGGGCAGGAGATAACCCCCCTGGGGCAGGAGATAACCCAGGGGGTGGGGCAGGAGCTGCCCCCAGAACCAGTCACTCTTCTGAACCAGTCAAGGAACCTAAACCTACGTGCACTTCGGTGGCGGATGGGTTCGAGCAGTTCTGGAAGCTGTACCCGAAAAAGAAGAGCCGGAAGGACGCGCTGAAGGCGTGGAACAAGATCAACCCTGACGCAGAACTGCAGGCGGTGATGATCACCGCTCTGGCCCAGCACTGCGTGTCGCGGGATTGGACCAAGGATGCCGGCCAGTACATCCCGATGGCCTCCACCTGGCTCAACGGCGAGCGCTGGCACGACGTTCTGCAACCAGCTGGCGCAGCTGCCCAGGGCGGCGCATTCAACAATCTCCCGCACCACACCGATGACATGTACCAGGAGAGCCACGATGGCCGCTCGAATTTCTGATCTGTTCCACCGTCGCCCCTTCATGCGCATCTTCTCCGGCGAGTGCCCGGTGCATGGTCAAGTCGATATGACCGAAGTCGAGCAGCTGGACGGCTCGATGCTGGCGCGCGGCTGCAAGCGTTGCGCCTGGGAGGCATTGCACACCACGCATCGCGACTCGGCTGAGCGCGCTCTGGCCACCGGCCAGCATAAAGTAGAGAAAGCCAACGAGGCCCTGATCGCTGCTGGTATCACGCCGCGCTTTGCTGGCGCGACCTTCGACAACTACCAGGTCGATGGAGACCCGCAGCGCAAGGCGCTGGCGAAGTGCCGGGCGTATGCCGAACAGTTCCCGGCCAACTTCCGGGCTGGCCGTTGCCTCCTGTTGACCGGGAACGTCGGGTGCGGCAAAACGCACCTGGGCAGCGCGATCGTCCGCGCGGTGGTGGCCGACCGCGGCGAGGCGCTGATCATTCCGGCTGGCGACATCGTGAGTATTGCCCGTGCGTCGATGACGCCTGGCTCTGGCTACACCGACCACGACGTGGTGATGCACCTCGCCGGCCTTGACCTGTTGGTTATCGATGAAATCGGCTGCCAGAAAGGCAGCGAGTACGAGCTGGGGCTGTTGCACAACATCATCGATCGCCGGTACCAGGCCGTGCGGCCTACCGTGCTGATCTCGAACCTCGGGCACGACGGCCTGAAATCCTACATCGGCGACCGCGCCCTTGACCGCTTGCGTCAAAATGGTGGCCAGCAGGTTGGCTTCACCTGGTCCTCGATGAGGGCTGTGGCATGAGGGAGCTATTCAGCATCGAGGCGGAGCATGCGCTGTTGGGCGCGCTGCTGCTCGACGCCAACCTCTTCGACGAGATCACCAGCAAGCTGACCACTGAAGACTTCAGCGATCTGGAAAACGCCGCTCTGTACCAGGCGATCCGCAACACCCATGACGCCGGTCATGCCGTCGACGCCGTGACGGTCGGCACGCGTTACCCAACGCTGCCAAGTGGCGAGGGCACGATCTTCTACGCCGGCACGATCGCCAAGAACACGCCCAGCACCGCGAACTGGAAGTCATACCTCAATACCGTTCTCGAGCGCTCAACGCTGCGGCGAGTGGTAGAGGTGGCGGAGGTCATCCGCGGGAGCGCCCACGATGACAAGCCCGTCGAGGAGATCATCGCGCTGGCGCAGCAGGCTACCGCTGACCTGCGCAACCTCGACAGCGGGGAGCCAGAGTACTACCGCATCAGCGAGGTGCTGCCGGCGGTGATCGACGGAATCGACGCTCGGTTCAACGGCGCTGTTTCCCGCGGGCTGACGACTGGGCTGGATGATCTGGATGCCATCCTCTGCGGCCTGCGGCCTGGGCACATGATCGTGGTCGCTGGGCTGCCAGGGTCGGGGAAAACCATTCTCGGCCTGCAGATCGCCCAGCACGTCACCACGCGCCACGGTCATTCCGGGCTTGTGTTCTCGATGGAGATGACCAAGGAAGAACTGACCGCCCGGGGCATTGCCTCTTTGGGCGGCGTCAGCCTGTCGCGCCTCGATACCGGCACCACCCTGCAAGATGACGACTGGCCGAGGATCACCAGTGCGGTTGGGCTGCTGGGCAAGGCCCGGCTGTTCGTCAACGACCAGCCGGGGATGACGATGGCGCGCATCCGCTCGATCGCCAGGCAGTGCCAGAAACGTGAAGGCCTGGATGTGCTGGTTGTGGACTACCTGACCCTGATCGCTTCCGAGGGCGGCCAGAACCGCGCATTGGAGGTCGGCAGGATCAGCACGGCGCTGAAGAACCTGGCCAAGGAGCTTGGCGTGCCGGTGATTGTGCTGGCGCAGCTGAACCGCGGCCCGGCCAACAGGCCTGACAAGCGCCCGCGCCCGAGCGATCTGCGTGACTCGGGGCAGATCGAGCAGGATGCTGACGCTGTGATCCTGGTGCACCGCGACACGGACAGCGAAGAGGGTGAGAACGGTGTAACCGAGCTGATCGTGGGGAAGTGCCGTCACGGCAAGCCCGGCACCTGCCTGGTGCAGGCCATGGGGCAATTCGTGAGGTTCGTCCCGTTCCAAGGTCGCCCCGCAAGCGACGAAGAGGTGGAGATGGGCCGCAGTACCTACGCCCAGCGCTACAAGGGGGCAGACCTGTGATCGAGCCAATCAAGATGGCGCCCTGTCCCTTCTGCGAAGGGCCACCCTGCATCACCGCCCGAGACGAGGCCGGTACCGAGATTGCCGAGGATCACCGTTTCGACCCGGCTGACGAGTTCCCGACATGCTCGGCGCACGTCTGGTGTCACGATTGCGGAGCTCAGGGGCCGAACATCGACAGCCTGTCCCTGGGTACGTTCGAGCACCTGTATGACCTGCAGGTGGTGGATGTGATGCGGATCGCCGTGGAGAGTTGGAACAACCGCCATGCGAAGGCCCGTGCCTGCTACGACGCTGGCGACCAGAAAGGCCTGAACCTGTGGCCGAGGAGGGAGGCATGAGCGACACCAAGACCCTCACCGTGACCCTCAGTGATGCGGAGATCCGTCGGCACGCCACCGGCGAGGTCTTCCAGCTGCGCGATACCCGCCACCGGGAGCTGCGCTTTCGGTTCTCGACTGTCGATCGCACTCGCGGCGCCTGGCACGTCGTGGTGCGCGGGCGCTGGGGCAAGGCCGGCGATTACCCGGGGATCAACACCAAGACCATGCTGGCCACGCTGCCGGCCATCCTGGCGCGCCGGGCCGCCGATGCCGACGCCAAGTCGACGACCACCAACTGGGCTACGGTGGGCGATGTGCTGGCGTGGTACCGCGACCGGATGAGCCGTGACCGGGGGCTTTCGGCCAAGCGCAAGGCCAGTGCCAAATCGGCGCTTGATCGCCACCTGGTGCCCCGCCTGGGTGACCTTCCGCTGGCCGAGACCAACAAGCAGGCGATCGACCAGCGCCTGATGTGGCCGATGCAGGAGCGTTATGCGTTGTCCTTCGTGCGTTCGGTCTATGGCGTGCTTTCGGTGGCGTTCCGCCAGGCCCTGCGCCTCGACATGCTGCCAGCCAACCCCATGGCTTCACTGAAGTTCACCGACTTCGTGCGGACCCGCATCAGGCCACGGCCGGCGCGCCTGCGTGGCGACGATGTACCGGGTCTGCTGGTGGTGGTGGCCGATCGCTTCGAGGTGGAGCCGGCGGGCTGCATGCTGGCCCTGATGATGTTGTGCCACGGCTCCCGGCTGGGTGAGACCCGGCTGGCGCGCTGGCGCAACGTCAACCTCGACGCGGGGCGCTGGTTCATCCCGGCCGGCGACACCAAGACCAAGGCGGAGCACACGTTGCCGCTGACGGTCCAGGCCTGCGCGCTGCTGCGCCGGTACCAGGGCCTGCAGATCGCCCAGGGCTACACCGGGCCGCTGCTGTTCCCGGGCAGCCACGGCGCACCGCTGAGCCCGAGCAAGGCCAACACCTTGTTCACCGATTTGGCTAAAGGCGAATGGTCGAGCCATGACCTGCGCAAGGTGGCCCGAACGGCATGGACCGACCTTGGGGTGGACTACATGGTGGGCGAGCTGTTGCTGAACCACGCCATGAAGGATCTGGATGCCACCTACATCCACACCACCGCCGAGGGCTTGAAGCGTCAGGCGCTGGAGACTTGGCATCAACACCTCGACGGGCAGGGATTCGTCGCCATTCACACCGAGACATTGCTGGGACACAAAACCGAGCCTGCGACCGCTGACGCCACTAACGGCGCTGGTTGCAGCACCTCACAGCATCCATCCCAAGGGAGGATGCACGATCAAGATTCCAAGCCAGGAGATGGCCATGAGTAATGTTGCAGCGGCCATGCCGCGCAAAAGCTTGACCCCTGTAGAACGGCAGTTCTTGAAACAAGGCAACCGCCTGCTGCTGGACCAGGACAACGGCCGGATCGCTTCGGCAGCCCTGATGGACATCGTGGCCGACTGGCACGGCTCTCGTGCTGCCCAGGGCTTCGAGCAATATGCAAAGGCCTGGATCATCCAGGGCGGCGCCAAGAACAAACACGCCTACAAGCTGCTGTGTGAGCTGTTTGGCCTGGATACCGACCCAACGCCGCGGAGGGCTGCATGAAGAAACGAACTTACGTGGACAAGGCGCTGGGCGATACCGAGTACATGCTCGAGCAGTGGGGGTTCTGGCGTATGTGTGAGATGGGAGTGCCGCGCTATGTCTCGCCGCTCTACGCGCTCATGCGCGACAACGTCCCATCCGTGGGCGGCGCACGACAGCATGTGATCACAGACGATCTGGCCTTGGTGGTGGACCGCGCCGTGGCCAGGCTGGTGAAGCGTAACCAGCAGATGGGTGATTTCGTGTGGGCCTACTACGGCTACAAGCACCCGGCAATGAGGGTCGGCCGGGAGGCGGGCATGTCTGAGCGCAAGGCCCGGGAGATCATCAAGGCTGGCGTTGCATGGATCGACTGCGCCCTTGAAGAATTTCGAGAGGCTGCATAAAAAGTTCTATGCGGGCGGATAAACACCT